GGGACTGACAACGATCCCGAGCAGCTACATAGCATCCTGAGCTGACCGTATCAACGGAGGCCAGTGCAATCCCTTTTGGGGTTGTGCTGGCCTTTTAATTTGCGAAGGAGGAGGCATATTATGGAGTTTCTAAGCCACGAGCAGTTCATCGGCGATATGCCGGAGGAGTATGGCGCGACTATCAAGAGCATCCGTAAGGCGATTACCAATAGCGAGAAGCGACTATGTAGCGATGACCCGGAGGCAGCAGCTGCCGCCAAACACGACCTGCCGATTCTGCGCGACATGCTAGATGACATGACCAGGGCGAAGCGCACAGTGGAGGGCTATTATGAGCCGGGTGGCGATTGGGATGACAGATATACCGTCCGGGGGCGCATCAAGGCCAAGAAGCGTAGCCATCCGAGCTATGAGGCATATCTGATGGGCGGCGACAACTCCGCATACATAAGGCGCTTGAAGCGGGAATTGCGCGAGTGCATTAAACATCGTTTGACCGAGAAGCAGCGGGAGGCACTGTTGTGCTGCGAATACAGGGGCATGACGCAGGAGCAGGCGGCGGCGACCTTCGGAGTCAAGCAGCAGAGCGTTGGTTATCGTTTGAACGGGGCGCATAAGAAATTGCGGAAATACCTGCAGCGATGATTGAAAACTACTTGTAAAACAGCCCTTCGGCACCATATATGAGGGGGCAAATTGCCCGTGATGGATGGCCCGGGAAAAACGTCCTTGTGACGACCACGCCGCGATTGCGTGGCCGGGCCTATTCGTTTTTTGTTTCAGGGGGCGCGGTGCAGTATCGACGTGACGTAAGGCCGAAGTGCAGCGTCGCGGAGCCGGGTGCGATTCCCGGCGCGTCCACCAGTTTCCCCGCTTGTCGCAGGCGGGAGGGTATGACATTCGGGTGACGTGCTCATGCCCGCAGACACATTAGTCACCCTGCGACACCAGCGATGAGGCGGGCGGCGCGAAGGCTGGCCTGCCCACGCTGGGATAAGGAGTGAGCCTGTGCGACTGCCGAAGCCGAAGCGCACGAAGGATAAGGCATTGCTGAAGGAATTGCGGTTAGGGTATTGCGAGCTATGCGGTCGCAGCGCAGACGATATCGGGGTGCATCACATCATCACGCGCAACTCGGGCGGCCCGGATGCTAGATGCAATTGTCTGGCATTGTGCATCGCCTGCCACAACACAGCCCATGCGGGCAACGTCACGAAGGAGCAGCTGTGGGCGATTGTAGCCAGGCGTGAGGGTGTAACGCCAGAGGAAGCGGAGTCGGAAGCGCGGGAGCTGACGAGGAGGGCGCACAGTGGATGAAACGGTCATGGCGCGGGTCATGCGCTTGAC